GCGCAAGCACAATCTTCCCCTCGCCAGCAAGCTGTCGATTCCTCGCGCAAGACAAGATTGCGCTTGCTAACTGCAAGCCTCCCAAGAGGTCGGACAGTCGGAGGTTCTGAGAGTCGTCACGGAGGGGATGGTCCTCTCCGAGAATCAGGAGTCCTAGAAATGACTATCTCTCACCTCGCAAATCTGAAACTAGCTGTCATCGAATACCACATCAATGCAAATGACTACGCTAAAACAGGCATGGCTCGTGACGCCTGCTTCACCAGCTTCAATAGCCTGATGTGGAAGCGCACTGGTCCCAATCAGATGCTCGACACCGCCTCTGAGATCAAGTCCTTGCTTCCAGAACGTGGCACCGAAGTCGCGGATGTGAAGCTTGAGAAGTTGCTCTCTCGCTACGAGCTGATGGAGCAAGAACTGGAGATGCTGACCGAACGCCACGATGCAGACAAGGAAGTCTATCTCGCCATAACTGGTGACATCTGGTCGGCCAAGCCCAAGCGCACGCACACGTCTGACGGCCTTGGCCTTGACGCCCGCCTCGCTAAGTTCGCAGCCTAATCCTGAAAGGGGGCGCAAGCCCCCTTCCTCTCAACATGGAGATACCAATGCTTGATGACATCCTCGGCGCAGTCGCACTCTTCGGCGGTCTTGCTCTCGCCTTCTGGCTAGCGCACGGCCTCGGCTTCTAACTGTGGGGCTTCGGCCCTGCTTTACCAACGCCTCTCAACGGGGAGGCCAGGCAATAGGGATGTCTGGCGGCAACGCTACAACTAAACACAGCCCAAAGAAAATCAAAACAAAATGGAGAATACAAATGCTTGAATGGATCATTCGCAATGAGCAGAACCGTGATCAGTTCTGGAATGATGCTCTTGGCTGGGCTGATTGGCAGTCCGCCACACGCTTTCCACTAACCGACTACTGCCTTCCCATCAATGGTGAGTGGGTTGCAGACGTAACGAAAATACTGGCAATGGAGAATACAAATGCTTGACATGGGTATGGAAGCTTACGCTTTCCCAACAGAAATCCAACCGATATTTGATCGCTTTGGCAATGAGATTCCAAATCAGAAATGCGTGATGCGCACTGATACCAACGCTGTGCTTGGTGTTCATGGCTCACGCTATAGCATCGTCAAGCATGATGATGTGGTGAACAGCATGATGGATGCACTACGCGCAGCCAACGTCAGCCAAGATTACACCACCAAGTTCAGTGTGATTGAGGATGGGCGCAAGTTGCGTGGAGAAATCCTATTCAATGATCTCACTGTCCAGCCCAAGGTCGGTGACTACGTTAAGTTCCGCATCAGCTTCTTCAATTCATACGATGGTAGCTGGGCATTTAGTCAGACAGCAGATGCGCTACGCTTGGCTTGCCTCAACGGCATGACACGCAGTGATGCGACAGCACACAGCAAGTTCAAACACACGCAGTCCATCAACATAGAGGGGTCTGCATCCAAGATGATACTAGGTCTAGATACTTTCATGCAGCAGCCAGCCCAATGGCAAGCATGGACTGACCACCAGATTGAGTATGATGCAGTCGAAACTTTCTTCAAGTCCACCATTGCTAAGTCGTTCACGCACCAGACCAAGGAGCGAACAAACGAAAAGCAATTGGAGAAGTTGCTGTCTATCTACAGCGACGAGGCAAACAACCTCGGCCCTAACAAGTGGGCCTTGTATAACTGCCTGACCTACTGGGCCAGCCATACCTCTGACCTGAAGAACCCTGAAGTAACTCGTCGCAATCGCGAAGAGGCAATCGCCAAAGCAATGCAACACAAAATGTGGGAGATGATCTAATGGGTGTCGAAATCAACGCAATGAACATCGTCAAGTATGAAACAGTTATCTCATATTATGGCGGCTTCACTGTCAGAAATATTATCGTGACTGATACCAAAGGCTCAGTCACTGAGTTCAAAATGTATCACAACGACTATGATCCATTTGAGCAAAAGCCAATCACCTACAATGACTATCGAACTGTACCTAAGAAGGAAGGAACCTTCCATGAAGATGTCGAAGCAACACTTTGATTTCATTGCAGATACAGTAGGGCCAATGGTTGGTTGGCCCTCTCAACTGCATGATCTTGCTGACAAATTGGCAGCATCTAACCCTCGCTTTGATCGCGAGAAATTTCTCAACCGAGCAACCAACGCATGGGAAAAGAACTATGTTAGGAAAGAGTTCGAGGATGAAATCCCCTATTAGACAATCCATTACAGTCTGCGAAGATTGCGATGGTGCTGGAGAAGTTGAGTATCAATCTACTCAATGGCAATCACGTCAACGTGGTGAACCCTACCTAGAGTGGGGCATCTGCGAAGAATGCCAAGGCACAGGAACAATCGAAACAGACTTGACTGAGGAATGAAATCGCTGCAACAGTGCAGCCCATGAAATCATATCTCACAATCCTAGTAGAGCAGGCTCAAGACATGGGCCTGCCCTTACTCCAAGCCTTCAAGGAAGCAGACATTCCAACATCAACCTACTACAGGGCGGTGAATGGTGTGACTGAACTACGCCATCAAACAGCCGTGAAGGTGATGAATGCAATCGAAAAGCTTTACGCACTTCAGCAAGCCCGTCAGTATACCAAGTCACTACGAGCAACTGGTCAAACAGTTAATCGTCGCACGATCCGAGCGAAGTTTAAGCCAAGAAGTGTTGGCGGATAAGATCGGATGCACCGTCTCCCTCATTCACAAATGGGAAACGCACAAGCGTATACCTTCTGGCTTCATGCTGATGTGCTGGCTTGATGCGCTCGACTACGAGATCGAAGTCAAGCAACGGCACGATTGAATGCGAGTTATGCCGCAAGCAGACTGAATATTTCGTGGCACTTCTTAAGACCTACACTAGCCATACCTTCCTTTGTCTCCCATGTTACGAGGAACAATGCCGAACAAGAATAAATCAAAAGGAACCTACCACGAAAAGTGGATGGTTGAATGGCTTAGAAAGCAAGGCATCCTCGCCAAGCGTCAGCCCCTCTCGGGTGCGCTCGGCGGTGAATACCGTGGTGACATCCTCCTCAAACTCTTGGGACACAGACTGGTAGGCGAGGTTAAGTACCGTGACCTGTCTGGATTCCCAAGCCCCTTCTCTGTCCTAGATAAACGGGACATCGCTTTCTACAAAAGACGGAATGGAATTCCGCAAGTCGTTGTCATCATGTCTGGTGAAATCTTTAAACAACTAATGGAGAAACCAAATGAGCGAGTCACAGAACTTGATGGTTCTGGAATACCTGAAGAGTGGGAAGATATTGACCCCGATTGATGCACTCAATTTGTTTGGGTGCTTCCGATTGGCTGGTCGTATCTATGAACTCAAAGACAAGGGCTGGCCTATCAAATGTGAACGAAGGGAAGTGGATAGTGGCAAGCGTATTGGACACTATAGCATGACGCTAGACGAAGCATGGTGGCCTGATGTTTGATGTATCCAAACGACCGCAAGGTTTACTTGTCGTTACACTTGAGGAAGTAGAATCAAAAGATGAAGTGATCTACCATGTCGGCCACTATGCTGCTGGCCCGCATAAGAAAGATGCCTACGAGTTGTATAAGCAGGGCAAGTGCATCCTCTATCAGCGCAAGCAAGACAATGGTTTCTTTCAATACATTGCTCAGAAGCGGTGACGCATGAGCGTTCAACATAGCACAAGAGAACAAGACGAAGACCTTCTGCTAATCGTCAAGATGCGCAGAAGGCATGGCCCGCTTGTCACTGCTGATGAACTCAGCTTACCGAGCGCACGAGTACGGGTGATCTGCAATCGGATCATGAATGACGATCTCAAACACAGCATCAAAGATAACATGGAAACCAAACAGCAAGTGCTGGCTGGCTACTGGAGAAAATAAAATGAGTGACGATCTGATCAAGCGTGTTTGCCAATCGTGGGTCGATGCTGGTTGGGGTGATGATCCTTTTTGGGAACACTGGCCCGAATGTCCAACAGACGATACGCTATCAGCAAAACAAGTCCTCGACCGCATCGAAGAGTTGGAGCGTGAGCGGGATGAGGCCCTAGCGGCGCAGCCCTACACTTACATCGGCAAAGACATGAAGCCTATCCTCGCCCGTGTTCTTGAAGATGCCAAGGATGCAGCCGAAGTCAAACTCGCCAAGGCAGTGGAGGCGCTGTGGTCCCTCATTGAGGCTACCACTGTGCCAGAAGCCAACATCTGCATCACACGCGCATTGACTGATGCCCGCGCCCTGCTGGCTGAACTGGAGAAGGAGAGTTGACCCAACGTTACGGAAACCGAACCATCGTAAATATGTTCAATCAAATCAGTGCCTTGCGTAAGGCTATCCGCAGTGAGGGAACTCCCATGATACAAGAGGCATGGGATAAGGTCGAAGAACATATCGACTTCATCTACCAACAAAAAATGGAGAATCAGAATGACAATGTATGACATGAGCCGAGAGATGATCCTTGATACAGCCAAGGAGTATGTCTCAACTGACCGAGCCAAGACACACGGCAGTGTTGAACGAAATTTCGAACACATCGCAGCCGTATGGTCTGCTCGTCTTCGCATGAGCATCACCCCGCATCAGGTTGCTATCATGTTGATCGACCTCAAGGCAGCACGAGCGTGGAACAATGAGCAACACGCTGACAACTGGATTGATATGGCTGGCTATGCAGCTTGCGGTGGAGAGTTGAGTATCAAGTCACAACTGTAACCAATGGAGAAAAAAATGACCAAGGATAATCCTGTAGTTTACCTAAGCCAGCGGGCTAGGCCACGCCTTCAAGACTCGCCATTGTTCCTTGCCTTCTGGAATGCTTACCCTCGGCGTGTAGCCAAGGGCGCAGCACGGATTTCATTCACTCGCGCCCTCGACTTGGCGGATGGCAATGAGATTGTTCAAGCAGCCATTGCCTATGCAGCGCACTGCGTTGAGGCAAAGATTGAACCCAAGTACATCCCGCACCCAACCACATGGCTGAACGCAGAGCGTTGGGAAGATGACCTAGCTACAGAGGAAAGCAAACCAGCATCGGGGTGGGGCAATGTCTTCAATGAACTATGACCAGCGCATCAGTCACATCACCAATTGGTTTCGAGCTGAGATAACAATCAGGTTCAATATGCCAAGAGATGTTGACCCCAAGATAGCAGCGATGGATGTGATCGAAGCTATCAACGGCAACCTACCCTCACCCCTTACAGAGGAGCGGATCGGAACCCTCTTGGCTTCAATCACCAAAGAGGTTTCACGATCCGCCAAGAGCCGCACCCTGCCGACTGCCAAGGAGTTTGTTGATGCAGTCAGGGCATTGACGCAGAGCGGTCAGATAGCCCCAAGGACAAGCACAGAGGGGGCTTGGCGCATAGACCCACTGCAAACTACGATCAAGCGTATACGAGCAGGACAACCGTTCTGCGAGTCTTGGCTTAAAGGCATGAAGAGGGAAGAACTTCTTCGTCATGTAAATATTAGCGACCTCGAACCGTATGATCTTTACATGGCTGCACATACGCAGTAACATATCAACACATAACAACTGGAGAATAAAAATGAACCGCAAAGGTTTCATAGGTGGGTCAGATTGCACCCGCATCATGGAAGGTGATTGGCTAAAGCTTTGGCAAATCAAAACAGGTCGCGCTGAAGGTGACGATCTAAGTAACAACATCGCAGTGCAACTTGGTATTCGTACCGAAGGCTTCAACCTTGGTTGGTTTGAGAAGCAGCACGACTGTATCCTCGGTAATCATCAGCGTGAGATTCAGATGGAGATTGGGATTGTTCCCGCCAAGGGAATGGTCGACGCCATGTGGGATGGGGCTATCGTTGAGGCCAAGCACACCAATGATCGCAACAATATGGATGCAGTTATTGAGAGATACATGCCTCAACTCCAACTCTATTGCCACCTTGCCAAAGCAGAGGGTGCTTATCTATCGGTGATCTTTGGCAATGGTAGGTGGGAGTCCAACTATGTCTCGTATAATGCAGTCTATTTCGATTCAATGTGGGCAGTGGTGTCAGACTTCTGGGGTTACGTTCTACGGGATGAAGAGCCTGTTGGTATCGACATCCCTCAGATCGACACAGACAAAATCTCGGTGGACGATATGGTCCGCAGAGATGCCAGCAAAGACAACGAGTTCATCAGCCGAGCCGTTGACTATCTTCAATACAAAGATTCAGCCAAGCGGTTCGAAGATGCCAAGTCAGACCTGAAGCAAATGGTCGGGCCTAAAGAGCGCGAAGTCTACTGCGATCTTCTCACAATCAAACGCTCGAAGAGCGGTTCACTCCTATTCACGGTGCGGTAATGAATCTTCAAGAACTCCAACTCATTATCAACGCTCTTGTTGAAACGCATGGTGGAGATATGAGGGCTAACTTTAAGTATCGGTTTGGCTCAGGTCGAACTGCGCATGGGCCAGTTACGAGCTATCAAGTTTCGCCACCAAAACAAGGCTATGGCTCTGTAACATTTACTATTGATTACGCACGAGGAGAACCAACAAATGTCTAACGACAACATGCAACTCTGGAACTCAGTATGTAAATCTGATCCCAAGTATCTGAAGAAAGTTACGCTCGGTGCGCGTAGCTTTACTTCGATTGATCCCCAGTATCAGGTCATGTCAGCAACGCGAGCCTTTGGCCCTGTCGGTCAGGGCTGGGGTTGGTATGCCAAGACCCACTTCATCAATCTATCCAATGGCGATACCGCCGTTGTATCTGAGGTTGAGGTATGGACCAAAGAACAAGGCAATCGCTTCGGCCCATTCCCCGGCTGTCGCAAGTTTTTTGACTCAGTAAAAGGAAGGACCAATGAAGACGCGCCAAAGATGTCAGTGACTGATGGACTGACGAAAGCCCTGTCACACTTAGGCTTCAATGCCGATGTGTTCCTAGGCGAGATGGACGGCAACAAGTACACGGCAGACTCAGGAAAACCCGCAAGTGAAGGCGGTTGGTAATCTAATCAAAGGAGCCAGAAGCATGGCAGAAGTATACGATAACTTGGACAAAGGCGCAGCCTTTAAGCCATTTGATACCCAGAAGCTGATCCTTCAAGGCAAGGTCAATAGCAATGGCAACGACCGCAAGATTGTTCTGATTAAAGATCAGACCAAGGCGGGCAAGGCCATCATTGAAGTGTTCGAGAAGGTCGGCACTCTCTTTGTTAACGAGAAGAAGGAAGCCGAAGCTGCGCCAGACTACACTGGTCCAGTGTGGGAGCGCCGCATTGCAGCATGGAAGCGGGTGAAGGATGGCAATCCTTACATGACCTTCGCTGTCTCAGATGCACGAGACAAAGAAGAAGCGAAGCCATCGCCAGCTAGCCATCGCAATGACCTTGACGATGACCTTCCGCCGTTCTAATGTAGCGGCACTCTCCATGTTGGTTACTGCTAATAACTGCCAGAGCTTAATTGCTCTGGCTTTTTTCATGAGGAGCTAGATGTATATTTCCCCAATCCACCTGATCTACAAAGCAAACAACTACGATGTGCGCGTAGTGATCAAGGAGTTTGCTGAACTCATCGATGCAAAGCCAAATGATCTCATCAAGCAAGACAGGTCACAAACGATTGCCCGTTGCAGACATGTCTTAATCTTCAGCCTCAAACTACACACTGGATTATCTTATCCAAAGATTGGTTTGATTATGAAGCGGGATCATTCAACCATCATTCATGCTGTGAAGATGGGAGAAAAGATCGTGAAGGAGAACCCATTCTTGTACGATGTGATTGAAAAAATATTCGACAAGGCAGAGTGGCCCAAAGAAAACTAGATACCAGCAGTGTATCGCATGACTTCACCGCGCTCGCGATGAACAGTCACGCACTTCATCGTTGACCTACCAGTGTAACCAAAGCCCGCAGCCGCTGCGTCCCGCGTTGTAATGGCGCGGTGGCTTTCCCAAAAGATACCACCAATGTCCTTGGAACTATCTTGGTGGATGTGGCCTGTATCTAGATAACGCCAATAGGTTCTGCCCCACATTGGAGCATGAACATCAGCCACTTGCATTGCGAGGCGCTCTGGCTTGGTCTTATCCCCATGATGTGCAGCCAAGAGGTTGCGGCCAAATTCCATGACCCACATTTTAGCTGGGTTCCAATGCACAGTAACGCGCTCGTCTTCTTCGTAGCGCATGAGCAATGCCCT